AGAAAAAGCAGGAGCTTCTGCCTCTACTATAGAAAAAGCTGCTAGAACTACTTACAACGCTGCTAACACAGGAGCACAGTTTGCTACGTTTGCTACTGCTGCAGAGGCTGCTAAAGCTGCCAATGAAGGCCGTCAAGTAGACGTAGCTGAGTTAACTCGCACGGCTTCTGATGCTTTCAATACTGCTTTAATGTTTGAAGCTGGTAAAAGTGTACTAGGTGCTGGTACTAAATTTAAAGACCAGTATGCTAAAGATCTTGAAACAGTTAACAAATACGAACAAAAACAAGCTGCTGACGCAGAAGCTGCTAAGGCTGCTGAGCAAGCACAGGCTGATAAGTCTCAATCTTTAATTGATAAAATTAAAAGTAAAAAGCTACTTGCTGCTCAACAAGAGGATATTCCTTTTGCTACTTCAGTTGAAGAGATTGCTGCTAGACGTGCTGCAGAGAGTCCTCAGAAAGATCTATTTGCTGGTGGTCCTGAAGAAGTAGCTCCTGCAGAACGTATTAAACCTTTAGGTGCAGAGCCTACTGCAGAAGGTAAGACTCGTCTTCCTGAAGGTAAAGAATTAGAATTAACAATGGGCGGTAAGCTTAAAGAGCCTATCGCTGAAGGTGCTAAGCTTCCTGAGAAGACTTCATTAGAGTCTGCAGTAGAGAAACTCTCTGCTGGTAAAGCTTTTGATTTGACTGCTACTGAAAAGGTAGCTTGGGATAAAACTAAAACTGCTGTAGAACAGTTTGAGCCTGAGTTTAATAAGCTTTCTGATCGTCAAATCTCTGAACGTATGATGGATAGAGAATGGGTTGACCAAGCTATCCAAAAAGGTAAGCAGATGGATCAGATGTATGCTGATATCCAGAAGCGTATGTCTGCTGAGCAAGACATTAAAGACATGCAGACTAAGCGTGATAAGCTTTCTGACAGTCTTGATACTCTTGAAGAGCAACTACGTGGTGAGCGTCCTGATACATCTCGTAAGGGTCAAGGCCCTAAGACTAAAGCTGCTAAGTTATCTGCTGTTGAAGAAGCCTGGGTTAAGAATCAAGCTGAGAAGGGTGACTGGTCTTATCTACGTGCAGGTTTCACTCTTGAAGATGCTGTACAGGCTGCTAAGCGTGTCCTTAAAGGCGGTGAAGACTTTGAAGCTAACGTAGAAAAAATCTTTGACCAGTTTGGTGAAACTGCTGCTAAAGCTTTTATGGCTGCTTACCAAGAAGTTAAGAACGGCGAGTCTATTAAGACTGCTGATAAAGTAACTAATAAACTTTCTGATGTAGAAGACCGTCTTTTCCAAGTAGACAGCTTTGCTGATGCAGAGAATACAATCCTTCGCCAGAACGCTGAGGCTGCTAAAAAAGCAGGAATGACTCGTGAATACAAAGATGCTATCCTTGATAAAGTAGCTAAAGGCTTGGATATTGATCCTAAACAAGAAGCTGTTATTGATAGATTCTTTACTCCATTAAAAGAAGAAGCTGACCGTACTTACGCTGAAATTAAAAAGATGACTCCAGAAGACGCTGAGTCTGCAATGGAAGAATATGGTTTAGGTCGTCTTGCTACTCACAAAGGTAAATGGAAAAACTTTGTAGAAGGCTTAACAGGCGGTGACTTTGGAGGCTTTGGTACATTCGGTAAAAAACCTTCTGCTATGAAAGGTCGTACCATCTTTGAACACAATGGTAAAATTATTAATGTGAACAGTGATGGTTCAGTCTTTGCATGGAAAGATAAAGTACCTGAGATGATTGGTACTACTAAGTCTCGCCTTAAGGCTGGTGATGAGTTTAAAGGCATAGAAGTTAAAGACGTAGCTGACCAACGTGATATCGAAAGAAACGTTGACAATGTTACTTATGCTGATCCTTTCTTTGCTCAGACAGTTAAACTAGGTGAGCTAAAGCGTTACGCTGAACAGATGAAGGCAATGGAAGAAATTAAGAATTCTGACATCTTCAAGTCTATGTCTCGTAAAGAAGGTGAAGTAACTCCTGCAGATTACAGACCTATTACTAACCCACAATTATTACCACAACTTCGTGGTTACTCTTTTGATCCTAAACTTGCTGAAGTCTTTGAAGATTACCTCAAACCTCAAGTAGCTCGTGGAATGCCTGCTAGAGTATTAGAAGGTGCTTCAGGCCTTGCAGTTAAGTCTTTTATGCTTAACCCTATTCCTCACATTGGAAACGAAGTAGCTCACTACTTTGTAGGTCGTGGTCTCTTTTCAGGCTGGGTAAACCCTAAAGGCTTAGCTCAACTTGCTAACATGCCTGAGTCTTTCAAGTCTGTATTAGAACAAGATAAGTTTCAAATTGAAATGGCTAAAAACGGTGCTTCTTTGATGTCTATGCGTTTACGCAATGATAACTGGCTTGCAAAAGAATTTAGAGAAGAACTTAACATTGCTGATAAAAACGGTAGCATTAAAGAATTAGCTGTGTCTATGGGTATGAAACCTGTTGATTTATTTAATAAGATTTCTGAAAAGTCTAACACAGTAATGTGGACTACTCGTGATGCTTTGTATACTAGCATGGTTAAAGAACGTATGGACCGATACGGTGAAGACATGCGTACTGCTATTGCTCAAGTAGAGAAGTTTATGCCTAACTATCGTATACCTTCTCGTGTTGGTATGGATAACATGGCAGGACGTGCTGTTAGTGCTTTGATGCAAGATAAGGCTTTTACCGTGTTTAGCCGTTACCACTATGGTATGGTACGAGCTATTGCAGAGTCTGTAAAAGACTTAGGTAAACAAGGTAAACGTTTAGAAGGTTTAGATCACATGGCAGCCTATGCTGCAGGTCTATTTATCCTTTATCCTTTAATTGATAAAATGTATCAAGCAGTGTTTGGTGATGATGTCAAAGCTAGACGTGCAGGTGGCTTCCACTTATTGTCTGCTTTAGGTTCTGTAGCTGCTGGCGAGAAAAGACCTGAAGCTGTTGCTTCTAGTTTAATTACTCCTTCTCCTGGCCTTTCTACTGGTATCAGTTTAGCTACTGGTAAAGACTGGTACACAGGTAAAGAAATTAGGACTCAAGGCGATACAGTGTATAATCAAGCCAAAGACACTGCTAAGTATTACTTAGGTAAACAGTTGCCGATGGGAGGCGTTGCAGATGTTGCTCAAGGTAAAAAACCTTTAAGTAAATTTGCTTTAGCCCAGTTAGACATTGAGCAAGAAACTCCTGCTGATAAAAAGCGTAAAGAACTTGCTAAAAAGATTCAAGCTCGTAAACTCAAAGCTCGTCAAAAGTTACGTAGAAAAGAAGAAGAATGAAAATACTAATTATTGATCCATCAGGTTGTGGTTGTGGTTTGTCTTTTGGTCTTCGTAGTATGGAAGCAGGCCATGAAGTTAAGTTTTTCCTTCGTCATAACAAAGATGGTTCTCGTCCTGAAGTAGGGGATGGTGGTCTTATTAAGCGAGTTAGTAACTGGCAAGATCACATGAACTGGGCAGACCTTATCTTTGTTACAGATAATATTTTCTACATTCATGCACTAGAGCGTTATCGTGATCAAGGATATCCTATCTTCGGTGCTAACTTAGCAGGTACTCGTTGGGAACAAGAACGTGACTATGGAGAGATTATTCTCAACAAAGCAGGCGTTAAAACTATTCCTAGTCAGACCTTTGATAACTATGATGATGCTATTGCTTATGTAAAAGAGAACCCACGTAGGTTTGTATCTAAGCCTATTGGTGATGGTGATAAGACATTATCTTATGTAGCTAAGTCTGCTGCTGATATGCTTTACATGCTTGGTTACTGGAAGAAAAAGAACTCCTTTAAGGGTAAGTTTATTCTTCAAGAGTTTCGTCCTGGCATTGAGTTTGGTGTAGGTGGTTGGTTTGGTGCAGGAGGCTTCTCTAAGAACTTCTGTGAGTCTTGGGAACACAAGAAGCTTATGGACGGTGAACTAGGTGTTACTACTGGTGAGCAAGGTACTATTGTTCGCTATACACAAGAGTCTAAACTAGCTGATCAGATGTTAAAGCCTTTGGAAGATATGCTACATGGTATTGGATACACTGGTTACATTGATGTTAATTGTATTGTGGACAATAAAGGGCAAGCATGGCCTTTAGAGTTTACTACACGTCCAGGTTGGCCTTTGTTCAACATTCAGATGTCTTTACATAAAGGTGATCCTGCTCAGTGGATGCTAGACATGATTCATGGTGAAGACACTCTTAAGGTATCTAATAAGATTGCTTGTGGTGTAGTGGTTACTATTCCTGACTATCCTTACAGTCGTTTAACCAAGAAGGAAAACTCTGGTTATCCTATCTGGGGATTGACAATGGAAGATGCAGTCAATGATGTCCACCTCTGTGAAGTACAGTGGGGTAAAGGCCCTGCAATGATTGAGGGTAATCTTAAAGAGAATATCCCTATGTTTGTTACAGCAGGTGACTATGTATGCACCGTTGTAGGACTTGGTGATTCTATTGAGGCTTCTCGTGAGTCTGTATACGGTAAGATTAAGAAGAAGATTGAGATCCCTAACTCTATTGCTTATCGTACTGACATTGGTGAAAAGGTACAAAAGAACTTACCTGCTTTGCAAGAGTATGGATATGCTACAGGTGTTGAAGCAGGAGAAGATGATTAATGGGTGTTAATAATTTACCTCCAATACCACAAGACCCTATTGAGGAAAATGCTCGTTGGAGAAACTGGTTCTTAAACTTAGGTAGTTACATTCAACAGACCCAAGTAGGCGGTGTAGTCCTTTCTATTCTACAAGGCGGTACAGGTGCTAACAGTGCTGCAGGTGCTAGGAGTAATCTTGGTCTTGGTACTATGGCTACAGAGAATAATAACAACGTAGCTATTACAGGCGGTACTATATCTAACGTAGCTATTACAGGTTCTACGATTCCTTATAGCAACGTTACAGGAACAGGCGGTATCACTAGAACAATTACTACTGCTAAATTAACTACATTAGGTAGTAACGGTAGTATGACTTTTACTAACGGTATTTTAACTGCTTCAACACAAGCAACTTAAAGGAACTAACATGCCTCTTAAAAAAGGATCTTCACAGAAGACTGTGTCTTCTAATATTCGTACTGAGATGAAGCACGGCAAAGGACAAAAGCAGGCTATCGCTATTGCTCTTTCTAAAGCTGGCAAGTCTAAGAAGAAAAAGAAATGATGACTTATGCCCGACAACTTTGGTATCAACGAAGGAGTGAAAACTCTAAGTAGTAGTTTTGATGCAACTAGAGAGAGCACTAAACAGTTAACCAAAAGTATAGAGAGCATTAAACACGATGCTGTAGATGTAGCAAAACAGATGGCAGCAGAGAAGCGTAAAGCTTTAATAGTACAACCTGACCACACAGTATCAAGAGCGTATAAAGAATTCTTATTACTCGAAGAAGTAAAGAAGTTAGAATTAAGAATGAAAGCCGAGGTCATCAATAAGTATGGCCCTAAAGCATGGGATGACATTCAAGCTATCAAGACTCGAATGCTCAAAGAAGAAGTAAAAATCAAAGAAGAATATGGACATGATTTAAAGGATGTAAAACGTGTACAACTATACTGTTTTATTGTCGCTGCTTTCATTGCCTATTATTTAACTTGGGGATATAAATGAACGATATATTTAAACACATACTTACTGGTAAAGACAATCAAACTCACGACATTGCTAAATGGGCATGGATGTTAGGTTTCTTACTTGTTGGTTGCTCTGCAATCTATTTAATCTATACAGGTAAAGAGATTAGCCTTACTGAACTTGCAGGTGCTTTAGGCATCGTATCAGGCTCAGGAGCAGCTTCTGTAGCTGGTAAACAAGTGGCTGGTGCAGAACCAGATCCTAAATAATGTTTAAGAACTTACTCAGCAGTTTATTTAGTCTTGCTACTAGTGGCTCCTCTACGTACATCTATGCAGCAATCGCTGTAGGTGCTTTTACGTTTGGTGCTTACTCAGGTTATGCCATTACAGACAATCATTATAAAGCAGCACTAGCAGAAGTAAATCAACAAGCTTTTGAACACACCACAAAAGTAGTACAACAACAAGCAGTAATATCCCAAAACACTCAGAAAGAGAAAGATGAACTACAGACTCGCTACGATAGCGTTGTTGGTATGCTTAGAGGGGTGCACAACTCCAGTCTACAAACAAACCCCAATACCTCCTTTGGAATATCAAGTAAAGGACTCCGACTACTTGAACCAGATGCAGAAGTTCTTGTCGGGTTTGCAAGACAATGCGAGTCCACAGAAATAGAACGTAATGATGTTATACGAAAGTATAACTCTTTAATGGTGAAATAATGACTGAAGCACAACTAACAGCATTAGGTATTGACTCTAAATGGCTATCAGCCATCAATGCTACCTTTGAACGCTTTGAAATAAATACTCCTAAGCGTCAAGCTGCCTTCTTAGGACAGTGTGGACATGAGTCTAATTCCTTTAGAACCGTTGAAGAAAACTTAAATTACAGAGCAGCAGCTTTACAGGCTACTTGGCCTAGTAGATTTGATGCTGCTAAGGCTCTAGAGTGTGAACATAAGCCTGAGATGATTGCTAACATCGCTTATGGTAATCGTATGGGTAATACAGAGCCTGGTGACGGCTGGAAGTATCATGGTCGTGGTTTAATTCAACTTACTGGTAAAGATAACTATGTACATTTTAATAGGGATACTGGTGTGGATTGTGTCGCTAATCCTGATTTATTATGTCTTCCAGAATATGCAGCGTTAAGTGCTGGATGGTTTTGGTCTA